AACAAATGCTTGGGTAGAAGTAGCTCCTAAACTTGGGACTGAAACGCACATATACTCTCTCGCTGTTTTTAATGGTAAACTTTACGGAGGTACTGCCTCTAATGGAAAACTCTATGAGTGGAATGGAACAAATGCTTGGGTAGAGGTAGCTCCTAAACTTGGGACTGAAACGTACATATACTCTCTCGCTGTTTTTAATGGTAAACTTTACGGAGGTACTATTCCTAATGGAAAACTCTATGAGTGGAATGGAACAAATGCTTGGGTAGAAGTAGCTCCTAAACTTGGGACTGAAACGCACATATACTCTCTCGCTGTTTTTAATGGTAAACTTTACGGAGGTACTGCCTCTAATGGAAAACTCTATGAGTGGAAATCTGGAATCAGTGTATCATATAATTACCAATTCCCATCAGGTACTCACCACATCGCCGCTGTTCGAGACAACTCTTACTTAAAACTCTATGTTGATGGTGTACTCGTCGGTACGTCAGATTCTTTTACCCCAGGTGATTATGATTTAGCTAATACCGAGAAGCTCCTGATTGGTTACGGGGGCCAGAAGATTGTGGATGAGTTACATATGTATAATCACGCTATGACTCCAGGTGCGATTAGTGCCCACAGTGACCACACTACAACTACTACAACTACTTCAACGTCAACCACATCTTCAACATCCTCTACAGCTTCTACTACAAGTACATTATCAACCACATCTTCAACATCCTCTACAGCTTCTACTACAAGTACATTATCAACCACATCTTCAACATCCTCTACAGCTTCTACTACAAGTACATTATCAACCACATCTTCAACATCCACAACCACCTCCACTACAACGACAACTTCCACATCTACTACAACCACTACTCTTACTACAACTACAACTACAAGTACATCTACATCCACGACTACAAGTACGAGTGTGTCCACTACGACAACTACAGAGCCTCCTCCATAATAAGTTATGTATGTATTATTACCTTAGACTCTCCTTTTTCTTAGAGTCTTAGTTTCTCCCCAGAGGGGGCCTGAAGCTCCTCCCACTTCGGGCCTCCTCAAACTTATTAATGTTCATTTTAATGCTCACTTACTTTTTACTTGACAGACGTAAACCACTCTGATATTTTAAGGAGCGTTCACAAACCCTAACCCTTTAATGGAGGTAATGTATGAAAACATTATGTTCTATACTCATCGCCTGTTTGTTTATCCTTATCTGTTCTACCACTGTTTTACATGCTGATCAGCCTACAACAGGTCCTGGAAGTGGTGACTACGCACATGCCAGCGTTACCAAGGCTAAATTCGGACGGGGAGCCAAGGCTTATTACATATTTGAGCCTGCTGATCCTACCCCGGTGTCCGCCCCTGTAGTTGTATTCATGCACGGACTCTTTGGAACCTCACCTTCATACTACATTGGCTGGATCAACCACATAACCAGACGAGGTAATATTGTAGTCTTCCCGGTATACCAGTCAATGATTAGTGGCGTGTCAAGTCGTAAGTTCGCTGTAAATTCCATTCATGCTATCCTTGACTCCCTTACTAATATGTTCGTAACCCCGGAACTTGATAAAGTAGCTATGGTAGGCCACAGTGCCGGTGCGCTCCTCACTGCCAACCTCACTGCCACTGCCACAGAAGTTGGACTACCTCCAATTAAAGCCGCTATGTGTGTAGCCCCCGGAATAACCCCTATCTTTAAATTAGAAGACATGACACAGATCCCTCCCAGCACACTCCTCATTACTGTTGCCGGTGATAGGGATATGCTTGTGGGTACTAAAGATGCAAAGAAGGTATTCAATAAAGCTACCCAGGTTATCAACAGGAATTACATCTACGTTAACTCCGATCGAGGCAATCAGGCTAATCATTTTGCTGCTCTGTCAGGTTCCAGGAGAAATAATAACATTGATCATTTCTGTTACTGGAAGATATTTGACGCGCTCTGTGATGCTGCCTTTTATGACTGTAACTGGTGTTACTGCTTTGGGAACACGCCTGAACAAGTATACATGGGAAAACTCAGGAATGGGGATGATATGAAAGCCCTTACGGTTACCTTACCGGATTTACTTTTGGTTGACAATAAGGAGGGAAATAGCCCGGCATGAACTGGTTGGAGGAGATTAAACGTGTCGCTATAATCTTAAGTACCGCTGCCCTTGCTTTTTACCTGGCACTGGTACTTAAACAAACCTTGGGAGGGTAAAGTATGAAGATAGGTATACTCACGAATTTCCAGGACTTCGGTCCCCAGTATTCACTAACCCAAATAGTTCTCACACAGGCCCGACTACTTCACCGTTACGGGCATGATGTCCACCTATTCACTTGTGAACAGTTTAACCCAAAGGATGAGGTACTCATACCAAAGGGGGTAACACATGAGAAGAAGATCCCCTTTGGGCACCTTAAGGACTTGCGTAGCGAGAATGACCTTACCCCCGAATTAAAGCTTGTCCGGAATAACATGGCTCAAATGCTTCGTACCGAAGTAGTCGGTTACAATGTCATCATCACCCATGATTTCATCTTCCAGGGCTGGAATATGCCTTTTGGTCTTGGGTGCCGTGATGCCAGTGCTGACTTACCTGATGTACGCTGGCTGCACTGGATTCACTCTACAACATCTCAATACAAGAACTCTGCTGGTGAAATGGTCTTCCCGGATTGGTGGGACATCAACAAGTATGGTAAGAAACACAAAATAGTTTACCCCAATAAATCAGATAAGACCAGAGTAGCTGAGGCTTACAAAGGCTGGGCAGAGGATGTAAGGATAGTACCTCACATTAAGGATCTCAGGACTTATGCTGACTTCTCAGATGAAACCTGCAAGTTTATTGACTATGCTCCCGGTATAATGCACGCTGATATCGTCCAGCTTTACCCCTGTTCTGTAGACCGATTGGCAGCGAAAAAACTAGAAGTGGTGATGGGTATCTTTGCAAATTTAAAGCAGATGTTTCAATCAGTCTGCCTTGTCGTGGCTACCCAATGGTGTACCGGGAAAAAGCAACGTGATATCGTGGATGAGTACAAAAAGATCGCTATGAGCCTTAACCTGGAAATCGGCTCTGAGGTAGTGTTCACCGCTGACTATGACCCTAAACGCTATGGTGTGGGTATCCCTAAACGTATGATACGGGAAATCTTCATGTGCTCTAACCTTTTCATCTTCCCTACATCAGAGGAAACCTTCGGCTTGGTGCTTCCTGAAGCTTGTCTTGCCGGTGGTGTATTACCCGTCCTTAACCGGTCCCTTGATCTTATGAGTGAAATTACCGGGTACAATGCTCTATATTTTGAGTTTGGCTCCTTTATTCGTCAATTCGAAAATAGCAACATGTCTATTTACCTTCGAGACTTAGCCGCTATTATCCTGAAACGCCTCACTGACAATGAAGCAATTATGACTAAGACCTGGTTCAGGCAGAAGAATAACTATGACTTTCTGTACAAAACCGTCTATGCTCCACTATTAGAAGAGAGTAGGATATGGGTGTAACCACTGTAACTTATAGTAAGAAACAGCTCAAAGTCCAGGCTACTTGCGTAATGTGTGGGTATTCCTGGAAGTTTAACAACAGGGGTCAGTCCATGGAATGGCGAGCTAAGTGGCTGGACTGCCCTAACTGTGGTAATGTTATTGAGTTGGAGAACCCTCATTTTGATAAGATCGTGGAGGACAAGTACAAATGAGAAAGCCCTCTATGGTATATCTGTACACATCAGATAGGCCGCCCAAAGATCCTGAGAAGTACTACGATGATTACGTACGAAACCCTTTCCCTACCAATCGTTTTGCACAGACTGCTGAATCAGACGGGATGATACATCTATGGCGGGAGCTTGTGAGGTTAGGGCATCTGGAGCGTGTGAATATCTTCATAGACTCTAAACGCGGCTTAGGCACCAAACACCTTGATGAGCGGGTAACCCTGCACGTAGTCCCCTCTATTAATATGGCCAGGCACGCTCTTAACCCTGGGGATATTCTCTTTGTAAGGGGAGGATTTAAACCATGGCTGCCTCTTATCAATGAGATCCGTGATAAGCGCGAGAACTGGATCTTGTTCTACCGAGCTAACACCTCTAACTCTCGCTGGCCTTTTTGGGATATTGTTATGGATGATCTTATAGAGAGGCCTGCTATTACCGTTAAAGGTAAATTCATCTTCCCTTTTACTAAACCTGTGAATGAGGCTATATTCCATCCCGATTATGCTATCCCTAAGACTTTTGACATCTGTGTAGGGGCCTCCCATATCCATAAGAAAAAGGGGCAATATAAGACCTTACAAGCAGCGGAAAGATATAACCAACTACGCCCCCACAATCCCTTAAAACTCATTATGCCTGGGGGTAGGATAAGGTGTGGAATGAATGCTGTTATTGACTCTTTAGCCCAAGTACTGGACTTAACTGAGGTAGGAGGATTACCACGGGAAGAGTTGCAGCAGTTTATGAATGGTAGTAAGATATTTGTACATAGTGGTGTTGGGGGGCAGAATGACCGGGGTGTGCTAGAGGCGATGGCCTGTGGGCTGTGTTGTGTCATTACGTCCCCTAAACGCTTCTCTCCATTTGTCAGTAGGTGGCCTAATACTGTGGCCAAAAGCCAGGAACCTGATGCTATAGCTAAGGCTATTGATGATACTCTTAGTAATAAACCCTATATTATTACAGGCCAGCATGAAATATCTCAACATTATTATCAATGTAATGGCCTGTATGAAGTAGCTATACCTAAGATGGGGAAAGTAATTGACTACATTATACGTAACCCAAAACCAGGGAGTGGATCATGGATGATCTCAATAGACTCTATAAAGGCTCCTTTTTCAAAAACAGGAGATCGTTAAACTGGCGTGTCCCTATAGTTTGTGGGGCAATACAGAGCGTACTTAACCCCAAATCCCTTATAGACCTGGGATGTGGTAACGGGGACCTTGTGAAGGGCTTCCTTGATCTTGGGGTAGATGCCTACGGGGTAGAAGGTACCACTAACTGTCTGGCGTCTACTGTAATACCTGAGGGCAGGTTGTCTATTAAGGACCTACGTATACCTATTGTCTTTAATGATAGTGTACGTTTTGACTTGTGTATATGTTTTGAAGTAGCCGAACACCTTGAACCCTTTGCTGCGGATATACTGGTATCCACCATTTGTAAGGCATCTGATCATGTACTCTTCACTGCTGCCGGACCTGGCCAGGGGGGTGTACACCATGTTAATTGTCAACCTAAATCCTACTGGGTAGAGAAGTTTACTAATATGGGGTATTGGAGAGCCCCAAGTATAGAATACTCAATATGTCTGAAGCTTGAAGAGTCAGGTAAGCACATGAAGAAAGGGATCAAGGCGTATTATCAGAACCTAATGTATTTTGAGAAGAAAAGGCTATCATAAGGGGACAATGGGGACATAAGAAAAGATATGAGAAATATAGCCCTAACTATTACAGCAACTACAAGACCAGAACTATTACGGGAGACCCTACACTCTTTTTGGGTAAATATGTTTGCTCATTGTCACTATGGGGTATCTATGCGGGTGTTCATTAATATAGACCCCAAGTGCCGTGATGAGGGTGTTAATACCTGTGTTGCTCCTGAGATGGTAGATATCATTTATAAGCACTTCCCAGACTCTCTCGTATACTGTAACATCTCCCTAGCCCCGTCATTCCCGAAAGCATTCAAATTAGTGTGGACGTATGCAATGGAACAGGAGAGGTGGAAACCGGATTATATCTTCCACCTGGAGGATGACTGGGAATTAATGCAAGACATAGACCTTCTACAGATGTGTAAGATGATGGAGGAAGAACCTGAACTCCTTATCCTTCGTTTATCCCAATTCCCTACGAGTGCGGTACTTACTAAGAACTGGAATAGGTATCTACGGTGGAATGGTAAATACTTTCAGGTAGCCCCTGGGGAACGTGGTCTTCTTGGTTTCTGTGGACACCCATCCCTAATAAAACCTTATTTTGTTAGGAAAGCACTCCAAGTATTGGATGGTAAGGGTAATCCTGAAAAGCAGATTAAGGGGCATAATGCTATCATGAAGCCTGTATATGAGGGGCATAACTTTGGGGTGTATTCGCCACAGAATTCCGGGCCTACAATACGGGATTTAGGAAGGCCCTGGATGATTAAGAATGGTTACAGGAAGCAGGGGCCTAAAGCAACTTTTAAACGATGGGAACAAAGAACATAGAACCGGTGGGGGGTGGCAGGGGCCTTTGCCGAACGCTAGGTACCTGGTTAGTAGGACCCCCATAACCTTTTTATTTTGGGAGGTAAAACCAGATGGAAAAACTTGAAGATATGCTCAAAAAGAATGAAGAGAATCAGAAGAAAAGAGACTTAGGCGTACCTGATAACTCTAAACCCGTAGAGATGGGTACGGTAAAGTCCATCAAACGTCGTGCTGTTGGGGATGTCATTAACATTGATAATACCCTTTACAAAGTCCGTAAAATCACCCGTAAAGATATCATCCTCCGTCAAATGTCTCAAGAAGAGGTGAATAAGTTCAAAGAGGGTGTAGATAAGATGCGACGGGAACACTGGAAAAAGATGTGGGAAGAGAAGATCGCCAGTAATCCGAACACTGTCTATAAAAACCCTGAGGATAAAACCCCTGAGGGGGGCCATTGGTACTGTTTACGTCACTTCCGGGAAAAGTATGATACAGAGCCTCGTATGTATACTGATGTGTATAGCCTCAAGGACCAGTGTAAAGTGTGTCAGGACGCAGGAGAAGGCAAACACTTACCCCGAGGGGCTAAGGCTCTGGAGCCGGGTAAAGAGGACTATGATGTAGTTATAGAGCCCCCTGCTAATATTATAGAGTTCCCAGGAAAAAAGGAAGTAAAGTAATATGAACCCACCTAAACTGTCAGTGATAATGCCTTGTGTAAATGGGGGTATGGATGTAATTTATACTATGCAAAGCCTGCTGCTGGAACTTAAGAGTATTCAGTCTCGGTTACAAGCTGAGGTAGAGCTAGTCCTAATCAATAACTGGTGTCCGGAAGTTGCCCGTCAGCATATGAAAACTGCCCCTTGTGGCCGTAAGATGACTAGGGCTGATGTAAATGAATTCATGTACGGTATCAAGGATAAATGGGGCAAAAAAATGGCCTCATATGCTCAGATCCATAAAGAAGTCAAATATTACACATACCAGGATAAACTCTCTCATTGGCAGGCAAAGAACACAGGTATCAGGGCTACCAGTGGGGACGATACTGATTTCTTATTCTTCTGTGATGCTCACTGTATTATAACCCCAGGGGCCTTACGTAATATGTACACCCACTACTGGCTGTATTTTAGAACCCTTAAAGGTACTTTACATCTGCCACTCAATTATATGCTTGACAAACCTGGCAGGAAATTGATATATAAACTGGGCGGCCATTGTGATCCGGAAAAAGGAATGTATCACTACTCCTTTACACCCTATCGTAAATCCGAAAATGACTTACCCTTCACAGTGGGGGCAATGTCCACCTGTGGTATGATGATGACCAGAGGCATATACAACACTCTTGGGGGGTGGCCTACTGAGCTGGGGGTGTATGGGGGTGGTGAGAACTTCATAAACTTCACTCTAGCCGTACTAGGTTATAATAAGGTGATTTATAATGGTGAGGCATTATATCACGAAGGGAAGGAAAAGAGGGGGTATAATTTCTATGGTGACGATTACCTTCGTAACCGGCTTATTGCTACCTATATGTTTGGTGGCCTGGATCTTATCAAGAAGTACGCGCCTCATTGTAAGGGCAATCAGAAGGCCATAGAGAAGATGTGTGAGGAGATACATATGAAGTGTTCAGAGCAGAGGAAACAGATAGAATCATTACAAGTAATAGACATAGAGGAATGGTATCATAACTTTAAATCACAGGAAATGCTTAATGGGGAACCCATTTGATATTAGTGACAAAAAACCCGGTGATGTTTATACCGACATCAAGTTTACTTGTGTAGTGTGCCATAAAGCCAAACTTATACATGAACTAGGTATGTACACTACTTGGGGGGACTGCTGTAGTGAGTGTATCCATGAGGCACTACGCCGTTACATCCTAAGCCAAGGGAGATTTTTTATACCGAGTACGGGGGATAAACCTGGAGGTATTACTGATGGATGAAATTACACGCAACTCATTTGATAACGCTGATTCAAACACAAAGTTGGGCATACTGTTTGATATTAGTCATAATACTCGTGTAGAGGTTCAAGCTATTAAGGAACGATTAGGTAAGAAAACCGTCATGGATAAATTATACATAGGGGTATGTGGTTTCTTAGGTGGCCTTACTGCTATGTGTTTACGTTGGTTTAAGATAATATAAGCACCAAAAGGATACATATATATGCCGGATACTACGCCCCCAAAGGTGAAGTTCCCTGAAGAGCCTACAGTACGCCCTGCACATGATGAGAAGGGCCACAGTGCTAAACTCACGGTTTATGTCCCACCTAAGTTCCTTAAACAACTAGACTTATTAGTAAAGAGGTATAAGTATTTCAATAAGGGTGATGTTGTCCGGGATGCTATTATGCGCTTGTTTAAGGCCTCTGAGAAGTGGGAGGATGATGTAATACCGGGATCAGTTCTCGGGGCTATTTATGCTGCGGAGAACCTGATCAATGGAGATAGGGAACAGCAAGGCTTCGATAACCTCTATAAGAATTTGCAGGATAGGGTTGGGTTCTATCTGAGGAAGAATGTTGTAGTAGAAGCCCAAAAGATGGTAGCTAACACTAAGAGGTGTATCGAGAAAATGTGTACGGGGTTTTGGAAAAAGGAACACATGAAATGGTTAAAGCATGAATACGGATGGTTGATGAGAGATGAGGGGGGAGTAAGTTTATTGAATTTTATTGATGATGATGATGAGGATGAAGAATCCTAATTTAATGGGAGATTATTTTTTATGGGGAATGCACTAAAAACACCACGGGAGTATAACCTGCCAGCTAAATTCATAGACTGGAGGCCCCACCAAAAACAAGCAATAGATCACCTGTCCAACTCTGACAAACAGTTTATATTACAGATCCAGCCCACCGGGTCCGGCAAAAGCTTATGTTACATAACAGATGCTATCCTCACTAAAGGCCGGACTCTCATACTTACATCAGGTAAGGGACTGCAGGACCAGCTCGCCCGAGAATTTGGCTCCACACTGAGCCTTGCGGTTGTGAAGGGTAAGAATGCCCATAGATGCCGTAAACTACAAGAAGATTCAGTACCTTATTTTGCGTCCTCCTGTGATTGGGGGCCATGTAACTTTGGTGTACCCTGTGAGTATAGGGTGAAAGGATGTAACTACTATGATCATATTAGACGGGCAAAAGCATGTAAAATTGTTGTTACTAATTATTCTTTTTGGGGCTGCAATAAACCCGATACCCTGGGGGAATTCGCACTTCTGGTCTGTGACGAAGCTCACGATTCTCTTCTTAAGCTCCTCGGTGTCCTGGCCTTTTGCGTAACCCGGAAGGAGTTTGATCAGGTAAGGCTGCAGGGTGTTTACTGGCCTAAGCCAGGCTTTACTAATGAGGAGTATTGGGACTGGTCGGAAGAGGTGTATGAGAAGCTATCGGATTACCTTACTACAGCTAAACAGGAACTGGCTGTCGCCTCACTGGTTAAAGATCCTCTCTTTCGCGCCAGGCGTAAACTGCACATGAAACTGAAAAAGCTGGAGGGGATGACGGAACCTCAGTGGCATGTAGAGGTAGCCCCCTACACCCTCATGTATGATCCTATCTGGCCTGCTAATTTCAGCCGTGAGTACCTGTTCCGGGATATCCCAAAAGTACTCATGACTTCCGCTACTGTCACTCCCAAAGTATTAGAGTTGTTAGGGATTGACAAAAAGGATGTAGATAAGGTAGAGTATCCGAGCCATTTCCCTAAAGAGTCCCGTCCTATCAGTTGGATTAAGACTGTCAGAATGTGGCATAAAATGAGTAATGCTGAGATGAGGACCTGGCTGTCTCGTATTGATCAGATCATCCGGACTCGATTAGATAGGAAGGGTATTATACATGCCGTGAGTTATGCCAGATGTGAGAGGATTATGAATGTATCTGACTACTCCTCATATATGTATCTACACGATAGTAGGGATATTCAAGAGGTGGTGGCTCAATTTAAGAAGGCTAAACCGCCTGCTATACTGGTATCACCGTCGGTAGTTACAGGGTATGATTTCCCGTATACTGAATGTGAGTACCAGATAATAGGTAAGATCCCTTTTCAGGACTTAAGAAAGGAGGTAGATAAAAAGAGAAAGAAGCTAGATCCGGAGTTTGGGGTGTGTTTTGCTGCACAAAACTTAGTCCAAGCTGCAGGTAGGGGGATGAGAGCAGAGGATGATAAGTGTGAAGTATTTATTATTGATGATATGTTTGGCTGGTTTCAGGTACAGTATAATCATTTTATGCCACAGTGGTTCAAAGAGACTGTCAGGCAGGAAACCTTGATACCAAAACCTTTGGAGAAACTAATATGATTGGATACACGCTCAGGCTTTTATACTTTGTTGTAGTTTCACCTGTCTATACCTTAGGTGTAATATACACCTTACTTGTAGATGCTTTTATGTGTGGTCGTGATTTAGGTGAGGATATACTGGATGATTTGTCTAAGAGAACGCTTGTAGATTTGAGGGGGGAGGAAGAATGAAACTAATACGAGCATCAGCTACCCTTATAGACCCACCTCCATACCCTCTAGCGCAGCTATTTCCCCAGCACATAGAGGCAATAGGCAGGACGTGTTATCAGAGCCACAAGAAAGCTATAACTAAAGAGACATCTGCTAAGTTTGTAAGGGAATTACTAAGACGTGGGCATGAGTCGGTTATTGAGCACCTCAGTCTTACCGCTAAGTTTATTGTAGACCGCGCAATCTCACATGAAATTGTCAGACACCGACTGGCCAGCTATTCACAAGAATCTACCCGGTACTGTGATTATAGTAAAGATGGGCATATCACTTTCATTATCCCCCCCTGGGTACCTGCTTCACTACCCTTGGGTACTTATAATGTATCAAGTGATTGTATTGTAGGTATTGAGAGTAAGGCAATACGGACTTGGTTACTAAATCTTTATTATGCTGAGGACGATTACAAGCTTCTACGTGGTCATGGGTGGTCTCCACAACAGGCCCGCTCCGTTTTACCTAATGCCCTTAAGACTGAACTGATCATGACAGCGAATCTGCGGGAGTGGCGGCATTTCTTCAAATTAAGGTGTGCCCCTGCTGCTCATCCACAGATGAGGGAGGTAGCTATAAACCTCTTATATAAGGTACAACATCAGGTGCCTGTTATTTTTGATGACATAATGCCAGGGACAAGCTCCACTACAGTAACCGGTTCAGGTACATCTACCAGTAGTAGCAGCTGTAGTTGCAGCCCCCATAGATACTGGGGTATCCCCTGGAAAGGATGGGAGGGATGATATGGGTATGAACAGTAAAGCAGACCCTGTAATCTTAGATGGCACAATCTTACACACCACAACAGGTGCTGTATTATTTAACTTCGGAGGGGCCGCAGGAAAGGAGGTTTGGCTCCCCAAATCACAGCTACGCTATTGCTCTACCTATGAGATAGGTGAGACAGCGGAAATAGAAATACCTTACTGGTTAGCAGAGAATAAAGGCTTAGTATAATTGTAATTACCATGTATTACCATTTATTACCAACCTTTTAAAAGGAGTACAAGAAACATGGCAAAAGAAGTAGGCGTAAGTTTAAATCCTGAAGATTTCGTTGAAGGCGGTGGTTTACTGGACGATGTGGATGTTACTGTTAAGTCAGCTCGTTTCGCAATGTTTGATTATGATGGTAAATCCCCGGTAACCGTACCCGCTTTACAGATCACCTTTGATCAAGCCGATGGTGAGGATGTAGTACAGTATTGGTCAATGGGTAAGGCGGCTGACTGGCAACCATCCCCTAGTGGGAAAAAACTCCTTCCTATTGGTTCGGCTACCGGTATTGTTAAATCATCCAATGGTGGTATTTTCTTTGCATCCCTACTCAATGCTGGCTTCCCAACTGATCGTCTTGCTGACGGTGACATCTCCTGTCTTGACGGTATGGAAGCTCATGTTATCCGGACACCTGCACCAAAAAGAACAGGCCTAGTTAATGAGAAAAAGGATGCTACTATCCTGATCATTGATAAAGTTATCGCTCTTCCCGGTGAAGGGAAAAAGAAAAACACCAGAAGCAGCAAAGGCAGTAAAGGTACCGCTACTACCGCTTCCGGTGATGAAGTCTCCAAGGTAGCCACGAACGCTATCATGGCTTTATTAAACAGCAATGACGGCTCTATTGAGAGAGCGGACCTCCTTACTGATGTATTCCAGTATGTCACCGAGAATAACAAGGATGCTAAACTGGCTAAAGCCGCTACACAATTGGCTTACCAGGATGATTTCCTTGGTGCGGATGAACGTCCCTGGACACTCAAGGATGGTGTTGTAACTCTGTAACAATGTAACTTATGTTAATTCTTGCTACTCCCTAGTGGCTAACTTGTTTTATTGTACGTATCTAGGCTCCTGGCTGTAGGGGACCAGGGGCCCCCTTTATTTTAAACGGAGGGCGTATAAAAAAGTGAATATAATTGAAACTGACCAACCATTCCCTTTAGACCTCACCACTGCTAAAGACCGTACCTTTCAGAAGCTCCACCTGTCTACCATTTACACTGACATTGAGAAGAAACTCTTTGGGGGTCCCCGAGAGACTGATAATGCACTGTGGGCACAGACTGGTTTCTTGTGGGAACGTGCTTTGGCTGATGCTTTCCAACGAGAATACCCATACATTATACGCCCTAGTGAAGTAGAGCTGGATGGTATTGTAGGTTCCCCTGATGGTATAAACCTGCTTGATGACTTCCTTGAGGAGTATAAGTGTACCTGGAAGTCAACAAAGAATGCCAGCCCAGGGCAGGTGTGGAAATGGCTAACACAAACAAAAGGGTACTGTAAGATGTTGGGCCTGCTTACTTGTAGGTTCCGGATATGGTACATTAACGGGGGGTATGGTAAAGGGGAAGAGTTTGGGCCTATATATAAGGAGTATGTTGTACAGTATACACAGACTGAGGTAGATGAGAATTGGGTGATGATAGTACAGCACGCAAAGGAGATGGAGTGGCTATAATAACGATAATAACAACAACCATAACAACAAGAGGGATCATATTATGAGAATGATACGACCGGTAGCAAAGGTAAAGGCACTCCATGATCGTATGGAGGCCTTAGAGTTTTGGTTCCTTGGTTTAGGGACAATCTTCGGGCTTGTTATAGGCCTACTATTATCATCATTATTATAATGAGGGGGAAAATATGCGAGTATCTGTTAAAAAAGCTTTGGAACCTGTAACAATAGTATTAGAGACACAGGAAGAGATTGATATTATGTACGCATTATTCAACTACAATCCTATCGCTGATGCCTTAGGCCTAGAAGAAAAGCCGGGATGGTTTGATGATGGTGGCTTATATGAAACACTCCATGGGGCTCGTTCTACTGACTATGAGAAGTACCATAATCTGTTGGAGGGGGGTAATTTTTTATGACGAATAAAACAATGCTAAAGATCCTAGACCTTATGGTTACTGAGGAAAAGAGTGAGTACATACGCAAAGGGGCAGACTATGCAGTAGAGTCTGACTGTCTGAATAATTTCAAACAAACCGGCCAAGAGTTAGGCATCACACCTCTACAGGTCTGGTTTATCTTCTTCAAAAAACACGTGGATGCTATTGCATCTTACTGTGGGGGGAAGAAACTCCAGACAGAGGACATCAGGAGTAGGATTAAGGATGGCCGCGTATACCTAGCTCTCCTTAGAGGTATTGTAGAGGAAGAGACTAGTGAGGAGAGAGATTCACTTGATCCTGAAGTGATTACTCGTAGGTGGGAAAAACAGTTGGAAGAGGAGGTAGGGATAGATGATTGACCCGAAACTAAAAGGCCTTGAGCATTTCACCTTAGCTGAGAGTGTTATAAGAAATCGTTTAGTAGTTTCAGTAGACGGCCTCACAGGTAAAGGTAAGACTCACTTTGCGCTTACTGCGCCGGGGCCTATTATACTCTTTGATTTGGATGTACGTACAGAGGGCGTCTTAGGGAAGTTCACCAGTAAGAAGACCATCTATCACTGTAGGTACCGTATCCCTGCTCAAAATGGGCAGCCTATTGATGTATCTGTTGCTATGAAGCAATGGGATAAGTTCAAAGCAGACTACAAAAAAGCACTGGTTTCCGGGGCCAGGACCATTATTATTGATACCGGCACTGAAGCCTGGGAGCTGATCAGGCTGGCCAGATTTGGGAAGCTCACTCAGGTACAGCCCTTCCATTACGGTCCGGTGAATGCGGAGTTCCGTGGCCTGTTACGCCTGGCCCTAGAGTGTGAGAATGATGTGAACGTGCTTATTATCCATAAGAAGAAACCTAAGTACGTGAATGATAAGAGGACCAGTGAGTATGAGCGTGCCGGGTTTTCTGATATGGGGTATCTGGTACAGGTAGCCGTGAGTATTGATTTTGAAGATGGGGAAGCAATTTGCACTATTGACAAATGTGGATTAGATGTTACAATGGAGGGGTTCACGTTGGAAGGGCCAATGTGTACATTCCCAATGTTGGGACAAACTTTATTACCGGGAGGTAAGTGGAAATAAATGATCACTGTCGATGACCGTACAGGCTCTAAAGAACTTTACTCTATGCTCAAATCCGCCCCTGCCCAACTCGGTCACTTAGAATCTGCTGACTTTTCATTCCTTGGCCGGGGGGAGAATGATACCCCCTTGGCTGTAGGGATTGAGCGTAAAAAGATACGGGACTTGCTCACCTCTATGTCATCCGGTCGTCTATCAGGGCATCAAGCCCCCTTAATGCTCAGGACTTACCATGTCAACTACCTTATCATTGAGGGGTATCATATCCCTGATCCTCATACCGGCATCCTTAAAGAGTGGAAACGTGATGTGATGTTAGGCTCCAGGAGGTTCGGGGCAAAAGAGGTATTCGGGTACCTTAATACCCTGCAGATCCGTCGCGGTATCTACTTATGGCGTACCCATACCCCTCGGGAAACAGCACAACTAGTCCTGGTACTATATGGATGGTGGACTAAAAAGAACCTGGATCAGCATCTCTCCTATCTTGCTCAACATAAAGAGTTTGCTGATCTGTGTACGAAACAAAAACCCTTCATTGAGCGGGTAGCTACTGAGCTGCCTGGAGTAGGGAGGGAAAGAGCGAAGGAGGTATTAAAACACTTTAAAACCTTAAAACAGATGGTTGAAGCGACAGAGAAAGATTGGATGAGTATTGATGGTATTGGTAAAACTTTAGCTAAAAACATACGGGAGATTATACATGGGTAAAATACCATGGGGACGTATATTAGAGTGGTTATTTTTTGCTATAGGTGTAGGTATTATGATGTACTCAGTTTTGTTGTATTATAAATTTATATAATAAGGGGAGAACCATGACACCAATAACAATAAGTGATGGTATTAGAGAGGTAGATGTAGTTGAATTTGAGATCCAGGTAACCAACTTAGTACCTAAATGGCAACAGAAGGTCCTGATTGATACTGAAGATCAGGGTATCTACTTCCCTGCCACTATTGATGATGCTGAGGCCGCTGCATCTCAGGGTGGAACTGTACTGATTCATGAGAGTCATTTCTACGTCAGTATCACCTGGCTTAACCTTACTTACCCTGAACTTGGGTATGACCTGATGGCCAAGAGGGTTCGGGCGTTATGGGAGGCACGCAATACAAATGGATAAGGAGTTCAACCAACTATACTATGAGTCTAAAGCCTGGGAACAATCACGCTGGCTGGGTTATAGGTGCTTGAAACCCCCCACTGATATGATGGTACAACAAGAGATCATCATGGAAACTAAGCCTGATGTTATTATTGAGACGGGTACCTATGAAGGGGGCTCCGCTGTTTTCTATGCAAGTATCTTCCAGCTCATGGGGACTGAGATTGGGCATGTTATTACTATTGATAAGAAGGTATGGCGGACAGGGGAGGCAGGGGATGGGTTCATCTCCCAGGGCTGGCTTATTGATCGGGTAACCTCATATACAGGAAGCAGCACCGATCCTACCATTATCAGGCACGTTGTAGAGCATCTAGGGGCTATCTACGGCATACACAGACGCTCCCCTAAGATTATGGTAGTCTTGGACTCTAATCACAATAAACGACATGTACTTAAAGAACTGGAACTGTACTCATCCTTTGTCACCCCTGGCTGTTACCTCATTGTAGAGGACACAATCATCAGCCCTGATGTAGCCCCTCACTCTTACCCAGGACCGGCAGAGGCAGTAGACACATACATGAAAAAGGCAGGGGGTGCCTTTATTGTGGATACATCACGTGAGAAACATATGCTCTCCTTCCACAAAGGTGGTTACCTGCTTCGTACAAATATATCCTTACCTAAGCTTTAAAGGCACACCGCTTAGACTAGCGCCTAAGCTTTAAATGCGCACCAGTTAAACTCTCCATGCTTAGGGTGTACCATCCAAGCACATTGAGCGGGAGCTGCATGACGGCCTTGTTGATGGTCGAATTCAGTCGTCCCGCTCAGACTTCCTCCCACCATAAAATACTGTGTATGTACCGGTGTATGAAAATGCTGCAGTACCAGTTTATCAAACCCTTCACCTTTCATGGTCCTTTTGGCTTCCTTGGCTACTTTCCTATCTGCACCGTACCAGGGAAATCCTGCCCATCCTCTGACCGTATTCCCATGTTCGCATAGATAACGTCGTCCACTAATAAGGATCGAAATTTGGTGGGATAAATGCAGATTAAACGTGATATTCTTTATATTCTGCAGCATGGTCTGTGTAATGAACCCTACCAGGTAATTCTCTGAGTTCTGACCAGCCTGCTTAGCTTGAGGTTTCCTGGTCCTCCTGGAATGGTTATCCACACTAACAAACTCCACTGTAACCTTCCGGAAGTGTGCAGCTATCCTTCTATAAACCTCAGCTTTCAAGTAAGCAGACTTAATAACTTGTTGTGGTACCGGGAACTCATTGGTAACCTGAAGCTCTTGATGGATATCACCTGAGATATTATCACCAAGGTCAAGGATATGGCAATCATATAACCGGTAGCTGCTTCGGTGAAGTTCTGCCCATTTCATCATCGACTCTGTAATGTAGAATGCTCTCTTTTGGGCTATCTTATAGTTGTACTCACCGAAACCCCCGGTCATAGCAGGATCAGTCATCTCACCTATATGCCAATCACCGAACTGAATCACAGCTTCTATACAGGATGTGACTTTTGGGCGTCCACGTTTAGGCTTATACACACTCAGGTATGGGTTAAGTTTCTCAATCTGCTGCAGGATCTCATAGTTAAGCTGTTCCCTATCACCTAATTCCTTCCTTAAATGAGAAACCTCAGAGTGCAGATCATTGATCGTTCCTCTGAGGCTTTCAATTAAAGGACTTGTGTTGGGAGTGTTCTCTTCAGGTATATTGTCTAATCCTAGCATACATAACTCCGTTCTCCTCCCATGGTACTTTATTATTCAATTAGATAGTAACGGTTTCCTCCCCTTTCCAGGACTTACCCTTTTTCTTGATATCTTTCCGGATCGTATGTAGCTTCTCACCTGCTTCCCGCAGATTACCTAAGGTCTCCTGCCAATCACCTTCTTCGATAAGATGCCGGGAAGAGCAACATAGGTGAATAGTATACATATCCCCCTCACTAAGGTTATGCACTGTACATACATTATAACCTTGTACTACTTCCATGTAGAATTGGGGTAAGCCTGTCAGGTAAGCCACGGGTAAGTCTTTCTGGTCCATAACACCCTCTATATCCAGTATCTCCCGCATCTTAGCCCCATTCTTACTAATTACCTTCTTTGTTCTGATCTTAATCATGCTCTTCTTCCTCCCTTTAAAGTGAGTCCCAAAACTGTTTCCCTCTAAGACTAGCATTATTATTACTACAATGCAAGTCTTTTCCACACCGGGCCGCCTGTGCATTTCTCCTCTCACCTAACATACGGGATTTACCCGTCTCGTGCTTAGGGTCCTTATACTTTTCCTCCATAATAGGTGGTGTAAAGGCCACCTCATCCACAAACAGAGCAAACACATCCATACTACCCCCACTACCCTTCTCGCGCTCTCTTCTCTTATAACAGACACAAGCATGGCGATCCTTATTCCTCTGTACAAATGCACAGTATTTAACCAGTACATCAAACCAGTACCGTGATCCGTCATTAGTTTCAATACACGCGCTTCCACCGTCCCATAAGGTAAGCTGGAGATTACATTTGGGGCGTAAGGTACTCAGTTGCTCATAAGGTATTACACTTGGGTGCTCTCTTCTGGCTAATACCTTAGCACTGGGAGCACGCTTACATCTTTCTACTACTTGTGGCATTTATTCTCTCCTCGTAAAATAAGCTCTGTTAATTCTGCTTCCTGAGCTGCAGGATCTACCGGCGTACCCGGACCGCATCGTTTCCTGGTGGCCTTATAATTCCATTGAATAACCGTCACCATATCAAACAACTTCTGTTTTAGTGCCGGGGGCTCAGGTAAATGTACTCTTGATAAGAAAGCTTTAAATCCTTCCATAGTCCCTAGCTCTTCTAACCCCACCTCATGAACCTTAACACCTTGTTTAGGCAGCCACACACGGTAGTATTCCGATCGCCGCTCCATCTCTAAACAATACCAATAACAAAGCTGGTAAGCAGAGAGCTTCTTCCAGTACCCCGTAATGTCAACCCTATTATTAGGGTTTTCAGGGTGTAGGTAATACTTTCTCCCTGTACGCGTCTGTGTCGGTACATCACCTATACGATACAAAGAGGTAGCAACGTCACGCAGGGGCCTTTTCAGGATTATTGCCTCAAACTTCCACCCCATCCCCAGCATAGGCTCGAAGAACCCCTTACAGGCCAGGTGACAAGTCTCTATGTAGGTGGTTGCTTCTTCCTCTGCACAGATCCTGTCAATCCATTTACGCTTTACCTTAAGGAATGGGTACACTATCTGCGGTTCACGTCTGAGTTTAAAGAATATATCTGAAAATAACGGTTTTGGTTCATGTTCTGCGGCCACTCCAGGTAATAATACACACATGTTGGCCAATAACATGGTACCTGAGCGGCCAGGTGTTATAGTGAACAGTAGCCTTTCAGCTTTCATAACGTATTGTACCTCTTTGTATCACATAGGTTAATAACAAAAGTGTTTGTGACTCATATTTAGTTAAGTATGAGTGACAAACTAATCATTTTTCGTCTCTCCTTTAGCCCCCTCTTTAGCTGCCAACATACCCTCCAGTATCTCTGTTTCTTTCCTCTTCTCTCCCTCCTTAACTCCTAAAGTATAAATAGCATTCAAAGTCATCAGGGTCATTCTAGCACGAGGAAGAGGGTCAGTCAGGGCATACACAACAGCGAAGGGATCTTGGAGCATGTTGGCAAACTCCCCGGTGGCTTTAAGTAAGAGTGGCTCATACAGAGGGTGGTCCCATAACCTGATACCATTTTCAGTGTTCTGCTCAATCATCATAAATAAGTGGCTTAACTCCCTCTTCTTATCCTTACCTTCCATGTCTTATCTCTTCTTAGCCCCTGGTGGTGTATACTTGATATAACCAGCGCGGGTGCCTGCTGTTGTGGACTGAATCAAGGCGTCATTCAACGTCGCCAGGGATACACCTTTGAGTAGCAGGTTGGCTTTGAATTGTTTAATATCAAGCTTACTAGTAGTTGTACCTTCAACGATAGCGAACTGACCATACTTGGCGTGTTCCATATGGGGGGTATCTGCTAAGGCCATGAAGGTGCGTAGGTGTTTATCAGCCTCTTGGGCTAATAGCTTGGCTTCTTTTTTGAGTAACTCTGCTCTGGCCCTATCAGCCATTGCTTTTAATAGTTTTGGTTCCTTAGATATGTCTATGTCCATTACTCCTCCTCCTCCTCCTTGTTATTTGATAGTTCTACTAAACAACCTACCTTTATGTTCATGTTGCCCTCCATTCACCATGCCTAGTATGGATCATAGCATGGTAATATTCTTTACGTTGTAATTTGTGATTATAAAATACAATTAAATTCCCATCCAGAACCCACCCTTGACTCCTATTCTCCTCTAACTTAGCTTCTAGTCTATAGAGTTCCGTTGCCATACACACCTGGTAACCGGAGTGTGTATCATTCATTATTTCTCCTCCATCATAAGTGAATTAACTGGTTATGCTTCATCAAAATACATATCGTGTTTCATATATTTTCCCTTTCTATATAACAGAAACTTATAACTTATACCTTATTACCCTCCACTTTGTAAGAATTCCTCATACCCCACTAAATCCCTCCAGTTTCTCCCTACCTTCGGGTCCACCGGCGTAGGTACACTCAACTTCACTGCATTCTCCATAATAACCTGTATAAGGGGGACCAACTCCTCTACCTTATCCTCTCTCACCTCAAATAACAGGTCATCATGTATCTGCATTACCAATTTACATACATCCCCATACTTCCTAAGCACAGGTACTATCATCTTCATTGCTTCTTTAATGATCCCCTGAGCCCCACCTTGTATAGGGGCATTACACGCTTGTCTCAGACCAGCCCCAATAATTCGTGGCTGAGAAGAATATACTTCCGGTACCAGTCTATACCTACCAAACATATCCCGGACCATACCGGTCCTGCGTGCCTCAGCACTTAGCTCACTAATATACCTCCTGATCCCCCTATATACATTAAACCATGACTGTAATAACCCGGCACAATCATCTTTAGTATAATCCAGCCCCTCCATAACCATCTGCTTGTGTAGCCCTATCTCCGATATCCCATATATGATACCAAAACTCACCCTCTTGGCCGGGTACCTATGCTTCTCTTTATCCACCTGATTCAAAGGTATCTTGAACATCCTGGCTGCTGTCTCTGAGTGTATATCGGCACCATCCCGAAACATTTGACACATCAACTCATCCTGAGCAGCATCAGCCATCTTCCTCATCTCAATCTGAGAGTAATCAAGGCTCACATATACCCAGCCGGGCTCCGGTATGAACCCTGCCCTGATCTCTCTACCTATAGCACTGGATGTAGGCTGGTTCATAAGGTTAGGGTTACTTGATGCTAGCCTCCCTGTCACAGCGCGTGTCATACTAATCTTTGTGTGTATCCTATCATTCTCATCTACCAGGGTAGGTAAAACGTCAGAGTATGTGCCTTTAAGCTTCTTATACTCTCTATAACTAGATATACACTTGATCATGGGAGCGTGTCTCGGGTTACTCTTATACCTGTCCAGCATCTCCTGTGCCGTACTCAATCCCCTTTTCTTGAATATACCCATCTCAAACAGTATGTTTGACACATCAGGTGGTGAGTTAGGGTTAATAATCCTCTCCTTCCCTGTCCTTTCCGTATATAACCTGCTCGCCTCCCGCTGTAATTTGTCCAACTCAACAGTAAAGTCCTTACTAAGCCCCCTGAAGTGCTCAGGCCTAATCTTCATACCATTGTGCATGATATCCATAACCGCCGGTATGATGCTTATGTCTCTCCTATATGCATCCCCTAACCCTAACACCTCAATCCTCCGCTTCAACATAGGGTATACTCTATATGTAGCAATGGCATCCTTACATGCATACTCTAATGCCTGCTCTAACGGTACATCATCAAGATTACCTTGAGGCATGGGCCCTAACCTATCCTCGACTATCTTCCGATCTTTCCTCCCTATCCACCGACTATACAGATCCAACTCAGGGTTCTTAGCATAGTCATTCAAGGCCCTCTGGAATATCTTATTAAACCCTTGCGGCTGCTTATACTTAAGCTGTCCCTTCTCGACCGACACTTGCACTGGGGGCTTTGGCCACTCTACCATACTGGCCTTAAGTATATACTCTAATGCCTTCTTCGCACCATGTTTCCCTACCACATCCTTGTATGCCCTCATGTTAATACCACACAATCTATATGCTAATGCCTTTAAGCCCATGGGCACGTCCTGCAATAAGTATGCCATCTGCATGGTATCTTCTACATTCTTAGGATATACCCCTACACTAGCCAGCACAGCTAGATCATAAGGAGCATTGTGTAGAACAGTAGTCCTATGATCTTTATTCACACAACACCCAAACTCTTGCCACAAATGGGGCTTTCTTAGCATATACCCATATTTCCCATCCGGACTATAGGTAATACACCATAACTTATCCTTAAAAGGGTCAGGCTGACTCCCCACTACCTCTGACTCTGTATCTACAGCTAATGTGCTACCAAGTGATACCGATTTCCAGAAATCCGCTACCGTGGTAATCTCCTCATACTGTAGCCCCAAACTCTTACCCTCCAGCATCCTCGGCCTCACCTCATTGTCAATAACCTGGCGTACCATCTTGTAGTCTTGAGCTATCACAGTCATCATATGTGTCTGCCTTAACCCGAAACTAGGATGGTACGCCGGAATTACCGTTCGTCCCTGCACCTGGATAGGCAATCCGTGATGCAGCTCCATATTAACGGAGGGTATAAACCAGCGGGCTGCGTACCTCCCCACGGCAATCACCACTTGAGGTTTATACTGGACGAGGAGATCCTCAAGGTGTTGTGAGCAGCAACTAACCTCTTCATTAGTTGGATCTCTGTTATCGGGGGGCCTGCAGCGTACAAGATTAGTAACAATACAGGTCTTCCTTGGCACCTTGGCGCGACGTAGGTATGCATCAAGCTCTTGGCCTGACTGACCTACGAAGCCTTTCCCTTGCTTTACTTCTTCCTCCCCCGGTGCCTCCCCGATCATAAGAATGCGGTATAATTTATAATCAGCCGGGCTGGGTATGGTAGGGGGTACATAGTTAGGCATCCCCGGCTTGTATAAGGGGCAGTTTCTACAAATGTCAAGCATAAAAACTCCTAATAATGGGTAGTGGGCTTAGTATACTTCTTTTTCTCTATCTTTTTAGCCTTCCTTTTGGCTTGATCATTCTTATATTTCTTATTAGCTTGGAGCTGGAAATAGCCTCCTCCTGTGTCTAAGGTACGCATCTCTGAAAACGGTACCATACGTGTATATTCTTTAATCGGGTTATACATAATTCTACTCCTCTCTCTCTCTGCTTCTATTACCTTATTATATTAATAGGGGGGGGGGTTATTTCCCCTTTAATACTACACCCCTTGCTCTTTTCACCACTGTTGAAACCCACCTGGCGGACCTACCCACCAATCTACTCACCGCAGCAAAACTCATCGGCTCTAACCCTACCATCCCCCATACAAGGCACACCACAGTGTATTCTTGAAGGGGGAGGGTCTGCAAAATATCCTTAGTCCTCCTTACCCCCATCTTTTTCTCCAGTAATTCCTCAGGTGTTTTAATGTTTTCCGGTATCAATATCTCTAAGTTTTCTTTCTTATTATACCTGTATTCCTTCCTTAACATCCTCCCTAACCTAGTCCGAAGCTTACTAATAAGCTTCCCCGTATTCAGCTTTGGGTTTTCCAGGTATACCACCCAGGCCTCCTGGTAGAGATCCTCAAATGGTATACCCTTTTTATCGTATCTTTTCGCTATAACCTTAAGTAACTCTTCCAAACTATTTCTCCCCTACCTTATCCAGGAAAGCAACGATAGCCATACGGATAATCTCAGCCATACTTATGTGTACATGGCTGTCAACTGCCAGGCGTGTAACATATCGTTTCAGCCTCCAGTATAGGCCGTCATCCAGGAATAAGTTGAACCGTCGAGACTCAGTTTCCATAATAAACTCCCAATAATAATAGTACGGTTTAATCGGACCACCCCCCCCCTCTTGTGGGCTTGAGGGCGTGTATTGAGACCATTATACATCATTATACATGTATGTCAATCCCCTATGTGATTTTTTTTTAAAATTACTAAACACTCCCCCTAAGATGAGCACCACAGCCGGTTTCCTTATGTGATAAAACGCGACCACCCCCCCCCCTAAAAAATCGACCACCCCCTAACCTTATACGTACCCCTACCACAGACAATCACATGGAAAACCCCCTGTAACTATTACCCTTATTTAGAGGTAAGCCTTTCTGTAAATATTTTATATATTATACGGGCTGTACAGCACCCTCATGTGGTGGTTATGTGGCTACCGGGTGTGAAAAATAAGTGTTTTTCCCCCTGTGAAATCTGAGGTAAAAACCAAAAAGGCTGGCTACTTGTGAAGTTTGATATTGAGGTTTAGGGTTTTGCTGCAAAATTTGTCCCCCCCACTTTATGGCCTCCTTTTTGCCTATATTCTAATATAATAATATTCTTATATAATAATATTATCATATTCTAATATACATGTAGTCTGTTTAGTCTATTTATAGTATTGTGTAGTCTATATAGTCTATCTATACTATACTAAATATTATACATAAGTAAAAAAATACATAGTCTATCTAGTCTATATTTTACTTAATGTTTATTTGTGTAGTTTTTATGAGATGAAAATATTACCTATATTTTGGTAAGGGTAATATAAGGCTTTATACCATACCTGCCAAAATATGTCAAATTTGAGGTTAAAAAAGAGGTGAATAGTTGGGTAATGTCAATGATATTGGTATTGTATAAGGATTATATGAAGAGATAATATAAGGACCTGGCCGGACCTGGCTAAGATATAGACATAAAAAAAGGCCTTATGTATTACAATTCAATAATAATAATACATAAGGCCTTAAGATATGCCTTAAATGGCTTAAAAATAGATTATTATTTCACCTCAATAATATATAACCTATTCTCTTTTTTAATATGGGCTAATGGTAAGTTTTTATCAATAGGGTATTGCTTACCATCTTCTTTACTCTTATCAATCAAAAATACCTCATATCTATCATCTTTTATCCATACGTTTTCCTTTAAGATAGCAGTAGCACTAATAAATTTCTCATTATTAGTAGTAATCAATTTCAAATCAGATTGCAATCCTTTACTAAGAAAATCAAAGGCAAGTACCTTATCAGGTTCGGATATAAATAAACGTGTATACTTAGCCTGTCTGTTATCTGTTAAGGCTAAGAAGTAGGAATTAAAAATTATACGTGATACATTCCTTTTATACCTTCTTACATAGATATAAGGCTTTGTAGAAAATCCCCTGTGTAATCGGGTATAAGGCTTTATAGCTTTAAGATTAATCATATGTTCTTATCTCCCCTCTTATTATAACCATGAGTGCTTGACATGGTAACCGTTTTTAAACAATTCTTGGCTAAGATTATAAACAACACTAAATCCCATATCCATACCACACCCTGAAACTTTTAGGCTTTTCTCTTTAGTCAATTTATAATCTAATATATGGGATATATACCAGTTAAGCCTTATAGGGGTATTTTTTTTGATAACAAAGAATGAGATATGACGCATCATACCTGACTGACTTACATGATCCAAGATACAATAAATTATATCCCCCTTTTTAACTAACTTCTTTACCTCTTGTACTGCTTGTTTTTTATCCATAATGCTTATTTTTTCCCCTTTCCTTTTATATGAGTGTTACTACCTGTATTAACATTAAAATACTTAATGTAAGCATTTTTAGCACTAACCTTAGTGCATTTTTTCACTAACAGGTTAATAGTCTTCTTAGGTATATACTTTTCCAATAATAATAATAAGGATGTTTTATCAATACTAAATAATGTAGTACCTTTGACATAGGTCACTTTGCCATACTTCTTATCTTCAATACTAATGGTATTGTTTTCCAGCATATGATGCATTAGGAATTCATTCGCCTTATTATCTAATACCTTAGCTTGTTTTTTCAATTCATCAGCCTTTTGTTTATCATGTAAAGCTTTCTGTTCAGTATAATTAGTTGTAAATAACATTATTAATAAACCTCTTCTAAATGTTTAGTAAATTGATCAATAGCACTGTTAGACATTGACCTATAATCAAGTAAATACCTCTCATTTATCAAGCTACATGGGTAATACCCATCTTGATGTTTAGTACTCTTTCCACAATACCTATTTATACTCCTTGTTTTATTAAAACCTCTATAAATTTCAAGTTTATGGGTATCTAAGTTTATAATATATCCCCATTCACAAAATAAACTATCTTTAATAAAATCCTTACTGTCTATCATATATAAAAGCCCTTTATGGTAAGGATTTAAATCCCCCTGACTATTACGTAATAAACAGTAAATATCATTAATGCTTTGGTTACTTACACCTAAATCGGTATAATCTTTACAATTACTAATCATCTTTTTTGTCGGTTTTATATTATGCTTTACCATAATAATTTTATTGAATGCCTTATCTATCTCCCCATCTGTATATTTACGTACATAATCAATTATACCTTTACCTAAAACTGAAGGATAAGAGTCAAAATGATTATATGTAAGCTTGTCAATGCCATTTTTATGATATCCATAAATACCCCTAGTGCCCATAATTTTTATCTCCTTATGATTTATATTTCTTATTCTTAGATCGTGCCCTTTTAAGATTATTAAGACGTTTTTTCCTACTCCTCTTTTTACGTCTTATCCTTTTACGTCTTCTTACCTTAGCCATACAAATAATACTACCATTATTATTACCTTTTAGCTTTACCTCCCTATGTTTAGTTATGGGTATAGTACTTATACTTATAAAAAATAATACTAATAGCGATAATATAAAAATGGTACAAATAATGCTTTTAATCGTCTTCATTTTCATATTTCAATATATCTCCTTGCCTGTTAATATACCCACCTAGTAATAAATCCCTTGCATATCTCTGGTAATACCCTTGCAATTGAAATAATACGTGAGTCTTAATGAGTGTAGAGAATAAGTTAATAATTTCACTATGGGATAATTCACCGGCCTCAAAATCAATAATCTTATCTGTAATATCATGTATATCATAACTACTCATAATCTATTTTCCCCCATCCTTTTCATAAAATCGGTTATCACTCCAACTATCTAGCATGTTTAATATACCTCTTAAGGCTTTTAAAGGTTTAGCCTGTTGGACGTTACCAGTATAAAAAGCCTTGTTTAATATCTTTCGTTGTTTTTCTAATAAATCAAAATCCACATTATCAATAATTAATCTTTGTTTCATAATCTATTTACCTCTTATCTCTTATTATTCTACTTTATTGATTAAATCATTTTTCATGGTAATCCTTGCAAAATATGTTCTTTTCGTATTAGTAACACAAAAAGAACCAGTACTAAGATACTCAGGACCGAAAAGAGATGTTTCCATATATACCAATCTTTTACCTTTACACTCTTTTAACTCTTTCTTACTCTTATATGCAACTTGTATCATAATAATCATTACCTCCCTTAAATCTATTATTGATCTACTTTACCAATTATTTTTTGTAGAATAAAATACAATTGCAGTAAATCTGCATTATACTTTAGTTTATCACTTATATCTGTATCATTTAAAATAGCATATAATATTGATAGAATACCATGCATTTTGGTTACCTGTAAATCGATCCAATCTTCCTTATCTATCGTTAAAATTAAGACAGATAATAAATGCTTAAACGTCAATATTGTCATGGTTTAATACCTCATTAGTGTTGTCTTAAATGTAAATGTACAGGCCTCTTCATATCATTATTAAAGCATATACTACACTCCCTACAGTAACCATGATACTTAGTGACCCTATTATAAAGCCATGTTTTTGGGCATAATACCCTCCCTTGTATATCGTCATTATCGCCATAAAACATGGTGGACCATCTATCTTTCTTTAATACCTCTATATGATCCTTATTAGTTTCAATATCAATACTGGCCTGTATCCTTATATTATCATACTGAAACAATATATCCTCAATAAACTTTTTATACTCTTTCCTATTATGAGCCCTTGTTGGTAACCAAAAAAGAGTATTAGGATTATACCTCAGTATATCCTCAATTTTAAGTATATCATCATAGCAAGTAATTGGTTCACCTCTAGTACAAAATCTGACCCTTTTACCTCTTATACGTTTATTTTTCAATAATAAGTATAAGTATGGACCGTCAAGGTTATCCCAAAATAAGGCATTATATTTATCCCTCTGTAGCATTGTTTCCCTAAACATAGATTTATAAAGCTTGTTATTATAGCATGTTCGTCTACAAAAATTAGAAGCAAAGATGCAGGTATTCATCGGTCTATCAATTGTATACATGCCAATATGCTGATTATATACCATTGTCTTTTATTACCTCCCCATAAATATCTAATTTAATGCGGCTCTCTTTTTTAAGTTTTTGATTATACAATATACATACCGTTTTTATGTCAATTTCATCTCCATAAAAGTAGGTATTGCCATTTTTCACATTAATCTTTGTGACTCTTATAGCAATATTTTGATGTAAAGAAAAAACATTATTTTCAATAAAATAACACTCTCCCTTTTTACACCCCTTACCATTAATGTATATCATGTTCTTAAATCCCCTTTTCCTTGTAGGTAATTGTTTATTGCCTTAAATACGTATATAAAGTACTGTCTATTATTGTACAGTACATCCTTAAATATAATTCCCTTATAGTCGTCTATATCTTTATAGTATTCCCCTAAAGTTAAAATACCAAAAAATACACTATTATAGTAATATAAACAAGTAGTATATGTTTGTATATTACTTAAGGGTACATTTAAAAACTTACTTAGTGCCTGTTTTTTACATGTATCAATCCTTTTCATATTTCCCCCTACTGAGCATATACATAATAGATTTTGTCCTCATACTGTACTTTATCTATAAAATATAACGTGATAAGTACCTGTTTTTTAAATAATGTTTTAGGTAAGCATATTGCCCTTTTATAATACTTTTCAGCCTGCACTTGCTCATATACAAGATAGTACTTACCCAAATAAAAAAACTGATTGTCATTTATCACATCTACCCATTCCCTACTTACAAAGTTAAAATACTTCATAAGTACTTCTATCTTAGCCTTTACAGCACTTTTCATATAATAATATCCCCCTTATTGGTTATAAAAATACCCCTTATAGCTTATTACCTATACCTACCCTATAAGGGATATTTTCGTTTATAATACGTATGTCTTAACATCTGTATATGTCAAGGCATAGTGTAATCGACTATCATATATATATAATTGTTTAAGCATATCAATGATATTTAAGTGTTTCACTATACGTTTATATGTACTCAATTGATCTAAAATATAATGAGCCTTATCACTTAAATCATAATTTACTGTATTAATATGTAATTGATTACATATACTTAGTTCTAATCGGCTTAAATGTAAATTATACATAATATTACCTCTTATTAGTGCATACTCATTACCCATGAGTATAATCAGTATGCTTTTTACCCCTACTCAGATCGGCTACAAAAAAGGCTTTTTTACCTTTAGTACTTTTTGTTGATCCCTTACCCTTACCCATACTAGGGAAAAGGGCTTTACTCCTGAATATACCACATAATGCTAATATTAATATTATCTTATATATCATTTTATTTTCCTCCCCTTCATGATCTCGTTATAAGTGGCAATCCTACCTCCATTAAACTGAGCTTTCTTCTTAAGGTTTTCATATAATCTCTTATTTTCTTCCTTAAGATCATCTATGTCAATATTTTTCACTTTACCTTTATCTATAATAAACATTGCCTTACCCCTTATGCTAATTGTTTTTATCATCCCCTATACTTATTATACACCTTTACCACATTATATCAATACATATTTATACATCTATACATTTTTTTTACATTTTTATCCTACCCTATACATTCCCCCTAGACTAATCATATTATACTACCCTTATACCTATTATATGTCAATACCTATATACCCTTATACCCCTATACCCTCATACCCTCATACTGTATTATACCTATACATACCCCTATACTGCCATACCCCACACCCACCACATTAACATCTTACATTATCCTTTATACTCTTATACCTCTATACCTCTATACTGCCATACCCCACACCCACCACATTAACATCTTACATTATCCTTTATACTCTTATACCTCTATACCTCTATACTACCATACCTCATACCTACCATACCCTCATACCTTACATTATCCTTTATACTCTTATACCTCTATACCTCTATACTACCATACCTCATACCTACCATACCCTCATACCTTACATTATCCTTTATACTCTTATACCTCTATACCTCTATACTACCA